GGCCTCAGCGCTGGCCTGCACACCAACTTTCAAATCAACTGCGGCGAACACCGTGTCATTTGGGTCAGCTATCCAGCTGTCCGCTTTGACTGTCTCCGCACTCTATGGTTTTGCAAGGAAATTGCTGATCTGATGCCTCGACGCTTGCGCCCCAAAATCATCACTGTCCCGCCGTCCGACATGTGCACTGAAGGAACCACCATATGCGCGTTCACGCATATCAGACAACTTGATGGCAAATCTGAACCCGTGTACACCTACAACATTGCTGGCACTAGCATAGCGACCGTCTTCGACGGCAAGGCTTACAATGCCGTGAAAACACACAATATGTCGGGCAAGAAAGCCCTGGCATTGGCAATGTTCCGTAATGCCTACGGAGAAGGTTACCACGAACAATGGACCAACAGCCAGATGCATGTCGGCATCATGGCTGTCACACACGAGAATGGACACACACAAGTTACTGACTATGTCAGAGCACCATCAGTTATGTACTATGGCTATCGCATCAAAGATTACGTCGAAGATTACAATTTCCCTGAGTCACGACTCAAGGCATTCTTCGGTGGTCTTGTTGGCGGTGCATGCTACATACCTCTAAACGATAGAGGAAACACTGAACATGGCGTCGAAACTCGAATCACAGACGTCGCTCCCAAGAACTTACCCCCGCGTTGCACCAAACCGCAGCGCCGTCTCATCAATGCCTTCATGCGTGAATACCGCAAAGATGTTGGTGAGAAAGTAGAACTCCTTACGGCAGAAGAGGTGTATGAGAAACAATCCAAACCTTCGCAGCGTCTCACGAACGAAGAAGCGATGTCATACACCGGGAGTGCCTACTTGGCCATCGTTAACATACTTGGCAAAGTCACACAATCATTTCAGAAGACGGAAGCCGGCATGAAAGCCGGAGACCCTCGTAATATCACCCCCATGCCCCCAAAGGTGCGCCTAGAGAATTCGCGCATTTCACTGGCCGTTGCAGGAGCCTTGAAGCGGACCAATTGGTACGCATTCGGACTACCTCCCAACGTTGTTGCCGAAAAGGTAGCCGAGCATGTTAGCTCGGTGTCCACTAAGCACATTGCCCTGGGCGATTACAGTCGCATGGACGGTACCGTCAACCACCTAGTTCGTGAATTCGACGTGGCATTCCTGAGAGGCAACTTTCACGAACGTGACCACGCCGAAATCCTCACTTGGTATCAGCAAACCTATGACAATTCTGTCAGTGCTGGTTACGGCGTCCACTACGACCAAGGAGCTTCTCAAGCCTCCGGTGATCCTTACACTTCCGCTCTCAACACAGCACGGAACGCATTCATTTCATTTTGTTGTCTCTACAACACATTCGCTCCCAATTGCAAAGGCAAGCTTGATGCAGGGGGTGCCTACGCGCACCTCGGCCTCATGGCTGGAGACGACTCCATCCAGCGCAATCTTGACGAGAAACACTCGATCAAGGTTGCTGCCGAATGGGGATTTGTGTTGAAATTCAACATCGCAGAACGCGGTCAGCGAGTCGATTTCCTCGCACGCAATTACTCACCCTCCGTGTGGGAGGGCTGCCCTGACAATGTCTGCTCACCGTTGCGAACCATTTCAAAGTTCCACGTGTCCACTCTCACCGACACAATTCCCAAGAATGTCATCGCCCATTCAAAAGCCCAGTCCCTCCTGGCCAACGACTCGCTAACTTACATCTTTGGTGACTACTTTCGCAAAGTTGTCAAACAAACCGCCGAGGAATACGCACATTGGTGCAAAACCTCGAGGAAGACCAAGGTAGCACTGCTTGAAACCGATAAGCAGTGGAACGACAAGCTGGCCCAGAGCTTCGGTGACATTCGAGAAACCTCATACCAATCCGGCAACACTTGCGACGACGACTGGCAGCGGACCCTCTTTCTTGAGGCGTTCCAGCCTGAACGCATCGCTGAGTTCGAAGCATATGTAGCCGATCCTGATTCA